GCGCTGAAGTTTCCGCAATCTCGAGTTACAGCAAGAGTCCATCCAATCTTAGAACCGGTTAAGGTTCGAACGATTACTATAGGAGAGATACCGGCTTACGCAGCCGGACGGTCCTTGCAGAGGACCCTCGCAGAATGGCTTTCAAAAAAGCCGTACTGGTATCTTACTCAGAACTCGCTAGAAGTTGACAGAATCCAACGATTCGTCGACCGAAGCCGTGAGTTCTTTGGCGATCGCTTTTATATTGCGTCCGCTGACTATAGTAGTGCTTCAGATCTCATTGAGAGTTCCGTCACCGAGGCGACATGGGATGGCTTGTGTGGGCAGTTCAAGACTTTGTCTGATCTTTCGATTTTTGGTCGATCGATTTTGACTTGTCACGATCTGCTCTACGAGTTGTCCCACTTTGACCATTTGAATGCGGAAGATAAGAAGGCTCTAGACGACTTCGTGAATAACGGAGGCGCTGAGCTTTTCTCTTCTTGCGGACATTTTGGTCATTCTGCTCGGGCGGAACCCTTTCCCACTCCGTCTTGTACGAAGTGGAATGAGACCCTGCAACAGCTTGCCGATGAGTACACGGGCCTCGATGGCACCAGGGCCATTGAGGCTTTGTGTCACTCATCGAAAATCTGTAAGGCGGATGTTTGCCGTCCGCACACATACTTGCGAGTGCGGCAGAGGAACGGACAGATGATGGGATCTCCCATTTCATTTGTTGTCCTCTGCATTGCAGTTGCGAGTGCGGTGTTGATGGCAGTCCGCCGAACGGATCCGGCGAGCTGGAAGCGTGTTTTGGATGGATTGTCTTATCCATTGGAAGACAATGGCGACGACTCACTCACTTCTTACGGGTCTTGGGAGACCTATCAGGAGTGGATGAGGATTTCCACGGATCTCGGTCTCGCTCTGTCCCCTGGCAAAAACTATGTTTGCGAATGGAAGCTTGGTGACACTGCTTATTGCTGCATCAATTCAAAATTCTTTTTGATTGACGGCAACGGGCAAGTGTCTCAAGTCCCAGTCGTAAGCGGAAGCTTGCTAAGGGGGTGGACGAAACTGAGCGCAGATCCGTGGACTCTTCGAAGTGCTGAAGAGGGGCTGGCCGCGCGATGTCGGTCGTTTGTTACTGGCTTTTCAGGAGAAGCCCATGACCGACTCTTGTCATTATTCCTGAAGCGATGGAGTTGGGCATTGAAGGACACTCGGATATGCCCAGACGGTGTAGCCTGGCACGTGCCGGAATGCTATGGTGGACTTGGTCTACCACTTCCGCACACACGCCAGCTCGAATTAAGTAGACGTGGAAAGCACATTGCTCTGAATCTGTTAAAGCGCTATCGCGCTGACGCAGATTCTCCACAAGCAATGACGCCTTTCGCATGGAACACACTGACGAAATTCTTCCATAAAGGTCTCGGGCCCATTGAAGCAGCTTGTTCGGCGAGAGCCGAATCAATATGCTCAAAGGCACGAATCTCTTGGAAATGCAGTCGAGAACCTTTGACTGCTGAAGATCTTTCAGTGTATGCCACCTGCCTGCCCGGAAATCCGTCTCGACCTCACCTAGGTGAGAGGAGAGACAGGTTCGGACTCTACCCCTTACCATCAGTCGATCCACTCTTAGAGTGGGATCAGGCTAGTGGCTTTGGGGTGAAGTTCGAGGAGAAATTCTACCGGGCAGATCGTCTACGACAGAAACT